AAACCTGTGTAGTAAAATAAAGGGTACGCACGCGCACCCTATATTATTAAAGACAGTAAGCTCGCTTACTCGTCGTCAGCCCAATCGGTGAAGGTATCTTCATCAACGATTACAGGCTTCTGAATACGAACGAAAGGCTCTGGGTCCTTCAGAGACTTCTCTTTGTATACGACCTCCAAGTTTGGATGGTCTTTAGCCAACTTCTTTCTGATAGGTTCTACATCAGTTGAAGTGGGATTGTATACGGTAAAAGATTTGGGGCCTTTCTTTACGGTCCCCAACTTTTTAAGTAGCTGAAATGCTGTCATGGTTTCTCCTTTGACATTATTTTAGTTGGCGCATTAGTGAAGTGATAACAAGCGCGCTGTTCTTGGTACCAAGAACAACAGGGGCACCTAAGGCGAACGCAGCACATCAAATAGCAAGTGGGGTCAGGTTTAATCATCAGTGACGTAGGAACCGAAGATTCAACCGAGCTTTGACCCCCGCAGCCTATTTTCGATGGGGTGGGGAGCGATGTATATCCCACACACCCAATCTCAACCTACTTTTTGCAAAGGGGTATTTTCCTCTATATAAGACTTATTTTACACATATATATATTTCTTATTGTTTTTTTAAGGAAATAGGCTTAAATTTACCTGGTGGATACACTCACCTTTATGTGAGTTAGCAGCTCTACTAACACTTTACGTGTTAGTTCAATTTTAATAAGCTCGCGTTAGTGAGCTACACTATAGAGGACACCGGGTAAATTGTTGTCCTTAATATAAAATTAGGAGTATTATGGGTATATTTGATAAGTATAGTAAGATGTTTGACCCTTATCAGGGTGGATGGAAACATAGGCAAGCTGAGCAGGAGCAATTAGAGCGGAGCTACGAGAGACAAGGGTCTAGACCCGATGAACAGGCTCCTGACCCCCTAGTAGATGAGGTAAACCGCAGTAAAATGATGGATGTACCTACTCCACAGCCCACAGACTGGGCATCTAGACTTGGTATGACCGATGGTAGACTACCTTTAGCTGATAGCCGTAGTGCTGAGACTAATATATGGGGTGCAGCGGCTGCTAATCAGCCAATTGGACAAAGTCAGACAGAAGAAGAGTATTATGCTGGTGAAAGCGTAGGGACTCCAGCCCCACAAGACTATAGTGGCTCTAGTTATGAGAATGCACCTTATTCTTGGGATGGCGTTACATCCACAGAGCCTGCAATACAGGATGCTTTAGTCAATGAAGTATCTCCTCAGGCTATGGAAGGCATGGATAGCACCCTAAGAAATACAAATAACCCTAATAATATTGATAAGACTTATAATGCTCTAATGAATGCAGAACATAGAGGGGCTTTAGGCTCTGAAGGTTATGACCCCTGGATACGTACAAAAGCTGGTGGTGGAAGCTCTGCTTATGGCCCTGTTCAAATGACAGGCGGTAAAGATAGTATGGTCCAGTACCAGTTAGATAACCTTGGTAACACAGGTATTGACTGGGATAATAATGAAGTAGACTATATGAATAGATTCTCTGACCAGGCTGGTAAATTCCTAAAATATGGAGCTGGGGACTACAAGAATTTTGGTGAGACTAATGAAGATGGCTCTGTTACCTATGATGGTCTAACGGAGGATGATATTAAGGCTAGATATGAGTATGGAGGTACTGGTGACTTAACATCTGACTCAGACAAGGCTATGTATGACCAGGTGGCTAAGAAGCTTATGACTAGAACTTATGAGGATACTGATGGCTCATTCGACGACTTTATACCTAAATGGCGTGGAGAAACCGAGCAAAATGACCCCGAGTACTATAATACAGCTAGAGCAAACTATTAATGATTAAGGAGTTCTAGTGTCTTTCGGAGAAATACTATGGGAAGGTTCTATAGTTATCTCCATTTTTATATTTATGAACCTATTTGAAGAGTACAATGAAGAATTAGTACCAAATTGTCCAGAATATTGTGATATAGCTCACAAACACAAGGAGAGCGATGAATTTAGAGATGTTGTACAAAGTGATGCAGAACCCGAAGATGCAGAAGATGAAGTTCTCACAGCTGCCGAAAATGGCAGAAGATGAGCTTAATTCCCTTCAAAATTCAATTAAGAACCTTAAAGGTGGTGAGGTGGCCAGTGGCCTTCTTGGGGCTTATGCTAACTCTAAGCTTGGGGATAATTTCGATGTTAATATGGATAGGATTGAATATTCTCCTAATGACAGTTCTAGCTACAGCGTGGGGTATAGCCCAGGCAATATCACGGTAGGCGCTAAGTGGAGATTTTAAGTAACTAACAATGTATACAATTGATATTCACCATAAAGGTGACATAGGACCCACTACATATTCTGTGTATGGGGAAGAGGAAGCTAAGCAAAAGGGGGTTGATTACTCTTATTGGAAGGAAGCTGATGCGGGGGACTATGCTATTTCAGATGATGGGTATGTTGCTAAGGTTATTTCAAAACGTAACTATCCTCATAAGTCAGGTGGGATTAACATATACCTCCGCTTTCCTTGGGGCTATACATTCTTTAGTCCAAAGTATAAATCTAAACAATTAAATGTAAGAGGTCGAAAGACTAATGTAACCTTTACTGGTAAGAGTTACATCGAGGTCCAATCAGGACAAGATAAAATGAAAAATCTAGCAACTATGTTTGCCCTTAAACCAGATTATGATTTGGCTATAGAGTGGGCTATGGGTGCTGTAAACGATATGGAGCGTAGAAAATGGAAACGCACCATGAAGTCGGAGATATTTAAGACTATGGTTAAAAAGGAACTTCAAGGTCTACTAACAGACCATGGATTAACTGAAGAATACACCCTTGATTTATTAAAGGAAGCTATTGATAAGTGTAAAGATAAGAATGATACTACTAATCTAATGCGTGCCGTAGAGAACCTACAGGATATGCATGGGATGAAAGACAAGCATCTTGTCAAAACTATTGATAAGTTAGAGTCACATAGTGCTACATCCCTTATTGATGAATTAAGAACAGAAGAACAGGCTATTACAGCCACAAGAACAACTTATGAGGAAGTAGATGAGCCACACGAATCATCGTCGGAAGAAGTCTCTCGACAAGAAGATAACGAAGAAGTCGAATAATTTTAAGGAAAAAGCCGATAGGAACGCAAACTATCGTAAACATAGGCGGGTAGAGGACGATATACATGGATTATGAAGAAGCTTACGCCCAGAAGCAAGCTTATAAGAAACTTTATGAGAACATGGCTTTATTTGGCGTACATTGTTTTCCTACTGCATTAAATAAGGATATACCCCCTTTTCATGGGGAAGTATATAAAGCCTTAGCTAATGATAGGCAAAAGAAGGTTGCTATAGCAGCCCCACGAGGTACAGCTAAGAGTACCACAACTTCACTTATCTTTCCTTTATGGAGAGTGGCTTTTAAGAAAAGTGATGAAGATTTATTCATAGTAATAGTATCTGAATCACAACAACAGGCTATTAACTTTCTTAGCCGTATTAAACATCATTTAACTAATTCTCATAAATTTAAGGCATTATTCGGAGATATGAGTGGTAATACTGCGAAACGTTGGACCAACAATGATATAGTGCTAGCTAATGGCACAAGAATTATCGCCGTTGGAACTGGTCAGCGTGTTCGGGGTTTTATCGAAGGGGATACTCGACCGAATCTTATTATAGTGGATGACTTTGAATCGGAGCTGAATGCGTATACTGCAGAGGCCCGTACAAAGAATAGGAAATGGATAACAGAAGCTGTTATGCCATCTTTATCTGATGAAGGTAAGATAGTAATGATAGGGACTGTTATCTCCGAAGATTGCTTTTTATACTGGGTAAAGGAGGCTAAATCATGGCAAGTGCTGTGGTATTCTATTTGGGATGAAGATGAAGTCCCTTTATGGGAGGCTAAGTTCCCTAGAGAGCGAATATTAGAAATTAAGAATGATATGTCATCTGTAGGCAATATTAATGGATTTTATCAAGAATACATGAATATAGCACAGAGTCCTGATTCAGCTCCATTTAAACCAGAATGGATGAAAATGCATCATAATGACTTTGAGATGATAGATGGTCAGACCTGCATGACAAGGACTGTAGGTGAAGAAAGAACTATTATACCAGTAGAGGTTTATATGGGTGTAGACCCTGCCTCTTCTTTAGCAGCACATGCGGATTTCTTTGTTATAGCTGCTATAGGAATGGATTATGAGGGGAATAGGTATGCCGTAGATATCTTTAGGGAGAGACTGTCCCCTGAAAAGCAACCCGCTAAAATAGTGGAGATGTATAAAAAATACAAGCCTAGGCGTGTTAAAATCGAAACAGTAGGATATCAAGAAGCTTTGAGAACTGCTGTAAGAGAAATTCAAAAGGAGGAAGGGATTTATATACCAGGGATTGAAAAGGGTGTAAAACCTCGCAATCGTAAATCTGAACGCTTATTATCTATGGTTCCTATGTTTGCTAAAGGTCAGTTCTACTGGAGGCCGCAGGACTTGACAGGACAACAAGAGTTCTTATCCTATCCTAAGGGTAAGCACGATGATGTCATGGACGCTATATGGACCGCATTAGACGGTGCTAAGCCCTGTAGACTAGAAAATTGGTCAGAAACTGATAATAAAAGAACAATAGTGAAAAAAGTTATTGATTGGATGGTATTATAAGTCGTATATTATGGGGATGTTAAATACTACAAATTCAAATGATTCATCTGAAAAGACTCTTGTTGATGAAACTTTAGACATATTTAATACTTATTCGCAAAGCCGAGATACCTGGGCTAGAAACGCGAAAGAGGATAAAGAGTTTAGATTAGGGCGTCAATGGACCGAAGAACAGGAAGAGACTCTTATCAATAGGGGTCAATCTCCTGTTGTTATTAATAGAATCCATCCTGCGGTTGAGTCGGCTAAAGCTATGCTGACAGCTAATCGTCCGTCATTTAGGGTAGCTCCTAGAGAAGATTCAGATAATAAAGTAGCGCAAGTAATATCAGCGCTATTGTCTTATATGTTTGACATTTCTGATGGAAGAACAGCGGTAAGACAGTCTGTAGATGATTATTATGTGATGGGTATGGGCATTATGCAGGTCTTTCAAGACCCTACTAAAGATATGGGTAAAGGAGAGGTTATAATAAAAGACCTTGACCCTCTTGATGTTTATATAGACCCTAATAGTAGAAGTAGATATTTTGATGATGCAGAGAATATTATTGTATCTAGGATGTTTACTAAGCCTCAGGCTAAGAAAATGTATCCTATGTATGATAAGGCTATCCAAAATGCTAATTCAGACCAAAATTGGAATGAGATAAGTACTGGATTAGCTAAAGAAAATCTAGCAGCTACATTCCCAGAAGATGTGGGACAAGTCCAAGGACATGAATATGTACGTGGCTATGAGCGTTATGAGAAGATATTAGTACCTAAATATAGAATATATGAAACCTTTACAGGAAAAGAAGAATTATTAGATAAAGATAACTATGCAGAGTATGTACAAAAGCCTGCATGGGTATTCCAGGGTAAGAATATTATGACTGACCCTGAACAGGTGCAAGCATTAGTACAACAAATACAAATGCAGCAACAACAAGAGATGGCTCAATTAGGTTATAGTGAGCAGGCTGCTCCTCCTGAAATGGAGATAGAACAGGTAACTCATCAAGACCTTATAAAAAATGGAAAAATTAAAGTAGTCCAGACTGAAGTGTCTAGGATTAAGATGTGTATAATAATAGGTGACGCTTATTTATATAGCAGAATACTCCCTACAGAGGATTATCCTATAGTCCCTTTTATGAATATACACACAAGAACACCTTATCCTACATCAGATGTACGTATGATTAAAGGTATACAACAATATATTAATAAGACACGCTCTTTGATAATAGCACATGCTACTACAAGTACTAATACTAAGATACTTGTACCAGAAGGTTCAGTAGATATGGCTGAGTTTGAACAGAAGTGGGCACAACCAGGGGTCGCAATACCATTTGACCCAACTGATGGTGCTCCTATGCCAGTTCAACCAAGTCCTTTGCCTAATGAGTTATATCATAATGAGACATCAGCTAAAGCTGATATAGACCATCAATTAGGATTATATGAAATGATGATGGGTAACTCTGCAGCAGCTCCTCAGACTTACAAGGCTACTATTAGCATAGATGAGTTTGGTCAAAGGAAAATGAAATCTAAGCTTGCAGATATTGAAGCAGGCCTTACAAGGTTAGCTAAGGTGTCTTTTGCTCTAATGCAACAATTATATACTGAAGAAAAGATATTCAGAGTCGTTCAGCCTAATAACTCTATTGATGACTATGTTCTTAATAAGAAGTTAGTAGATGATAAGACTGGCGAAATTAAAGTTATAAATGATATTACTATAGGAAAGTATGATATAGTTTACGTATCAGGCTCAACACTCCCAACTAATAGATATGCGGAGCTTGAGTTCTATATGGATGCCTATCAAAAAGGACTTATTGACAAACAAGAAGTTCTTAAGAAGACAGAAGTATTCGATATGGAAGGTGTATTACAACGTACCGATGAGATTGCTAAATTACAGCAAGCACTCCAAGGCGCGCAAGAACAAATTAAAAGTCTTAAGGGTGATATGCAATCTAGAGATAGAGAAGCTGTCAGCTTACGAAAGAAAGTGGAAGTCGAGAAATTCAAAGGTCAATTGGATGGCGTTGCCAATAAGAGCAAAGCTGCGGGCCAAATATTTGAAAAGAGACTCGATGACACTTTATCTACCGCTAAGCGCGATGTCGCTTTAGCTACTAAACAAAGCTCACCTTCCGCCGGTAGCGGAAGCAGCAAAAATAAAAAGGAAAAGTAAATGGAAGATATTAATCAGGGTACCTCAGCGAGCGCTAACACGAATGATACAGATGGTGCATTTGCACCCCCAGTAGCTTCGGAGCCAGTAGCGAGCCCCTCTCAAGAAAATCTTACCGTTGAAGATGCGTTTTTTGGTAACACGGAGAACACAACAACGGATACCCCTCCCTCTCAGGAGCAGGCTCCAGTAGTTGAGGCAATACCTACAGCTCAAACAGATAACAGTCCTAAAAACGATGAGAAACGTTTTGAATACTGGCAATCTCAGGCAGCTCAAAAAGAGAACGAGTTACAGGCTCTAAGAGACCAAGTAGGGGCAGTGCCCCCGGTTGAAGCCGCTCAAGTACCTGAACCAGCTAGCCAAGTTGAAGAATTTCCGCCCCCTCCTGTTAAACCTGGAAAACCACAAGGGTTCTCTCGAGAAGAGGCGTGGTCTGACCCGTCTAGCGTGAGTGCTCAATATCTCGACGAAGTTGAGTCTTGGCAAGATACAATGGGTGAATATAACGGTTTAAAGCATCAGTATGAGCTAGCAATTATGCAAGATAAGTTTGAAACTATCGAAGCAGAAAAAAAGCAAGCCTCTGATGTCCAAGAAGCTCAACGCCAACAAGCCAGACAAGCCCAAGAAATTGGTGAATATGTCACTGGCCATCATGGCATGAGCAACGAGGAAGCTGCTGACTTCATGCGTACCATGGCAAAACCCGACTCCGTCTCAATGGATAATTTGGTTGCATTATATAGATTACAAAAGGGTGGTGTACCTGCAGAGCCTGTGGCTCAGCCAAGTCCCGCTTTTCGGCAACAAGCACAAGCACAGCAATTACCTTCCCCAATGGGAGTAATGCCTGGTAGTGCTGGTAATCCCGAAATCTCTGATGCTAATCAACTTATGGATTCAATGATTAGTGGCTACAAAAAGGATAATCCTTGGTAGTCACATTAATACCTTAAGGAGGTAGAATATGAGTGATGTACTCAGTATACATACTGGAGATGCAGTAGGTGGTATTGCGTTAGGCAATGACCGTAGACTGTATAACTTCGGTGAAAGAGTGGCAGAACTGGCTCCTCAACATTCTCCTTTCTTCGTTTACTTATCTAAAGTAGCAAAGAAAGCGACTGATGACCCAGTTTTTAAATTTATGGAACAAAGACACCAATGGCAACGACGTAATTTTGTTTTTGACGGCGCTGCTGATGAAAGTCCTGTAGGGGACAATGGTGTATTCACTGTTGCAAAAACAGAATTAAAATGTTTTTATGATAGTGCAGGCAAAGCAGTGACTACTGCAGTTACCGCCCCATTTATCTTAGCAGGGCAAATTATTGCCTTAGAGACAGATGTTGATGGTGCTGGTGCAGTTTCAGTTGTTAATTATAAGGTTGCTGAGTCAACTACAAACTGGACATTGACATGGGTAGGTGGCTCTGATATTACAGCAGCTTCTTCTATCTTAGACCTTTCAGCAGCTCCTAAGGGTCAAGTAATTGGCTCAGCATGGGCTGAAGGCACTGGTGCACCTGCTGGTTGGGAAGACGACTTATCCAACTCAGAAGGATACTGTCAAATCTTCAAAACTGCATGCAATATGTTCTCAGGCACAGCAATGGCAACTCGCTATCGTGGTGTAGCTGATGAATTTAAACGTACATGGACAGAAAAGCTTATGGAACACAAGATGGACCTAGAGCAAGGATTCTTGTATGGTATTGGTAGTGCCGGTGGTTCAACTGCACTATTAGATGACTCTGGCGAACGCTATACTCATGGTATCGTACCTTACACTGAAGCAAATGGTAAAGTTTATAACTTTAGCTATTCTTCATCAGGCTATGATGCATTCTTAGATGCAATGGAAGACTTCTTCGCATTGGAATCAGGTAACTCAGGTAATAAACTTGTGTTAGCTTCTCGTAAAATTATCACTTATCTAAACAAATTAGGTGGTGGTTCTTTTATGAATAATACTGTAGGAGCATCTCAGTATAAGCTTGACATCAATACTATTCCTGGTTCATTTGGTCACCAAGTAACTATGGTTAACACAATCTTTGGTAATCTACATTTCGTAGCTGAACCTCTATTGCGTGGACCTTGGGAAAACTATGCTGTTGCAGTAGATATGAAGAATGTTGCTTATCGACCATTGGTTGGTAACGGTGTTTCTCGTGATACTTTCATCGAAACGAATATTCAAGGGAATGACGAAGACGGTCGTAGAGACCAAATCATCACAGAAGCTGGTTTGGAAATCTCACTACCTGAAACTCACGCTATCTTGAAATTCGGCGTTTAGGAGGTATAAGATATGGCTAACCAAGATAAGCTTATTATTGGCGGTATTGGTGGGGACCCTTCGGGGTCCTATAGCCAGTACGATGCACAATGGCGCGAAACTGATATATTAGGTACACGGAAATACGCAAGTGTGCTAGGCAAGACGCTTATCGTCCCCGATGTATCAGGCGCAGGAGGTACTGTTTATTCAGAAGAGCTAGCTATTAAAGGTTCTTTATTGAAAGGTTCTAGATTTACTACGATTGCTTCAGGGGACCCGAAAATCAAGTCCTGCTGGCAGTGGTATGACCCAACATTAGCTGCCGGCAAGGTTGAAGGTACCTGGTATGACCTAGGCACACTTTTACAAGCTGCTCAAGAAGAGATATTAGAGGGTAAGGATTCCTCTGATAATAAAGCTCTGATTGATGCTACTAAATTTAGGGTAAAGGTGACATGGATTACAAGCCTTGCAGGAAATGAGGATGATTTGAATGCCGCAGACGCATTTATGGCTTATTTCAATCTAGATTCATCAGCAGCTAAGAACCTCTCCGGTTCAGTTGTTAACAATCCGGACCCTTCTTAGATGGCTGGCGGTGCAGGATGGGTTAAATCAAAACGTGGAGGATTTACTCTTTATAGTTACATTTCCTTAGGAAGTGAGGCTACAACTTCAGCCCTTGCTTTAAATGGAGCTTCAGCGCTTATTTCTTCTGAGCAAAGTGATATTAAAGTTCATACAGCTGATAGTCAGAAAGATTCTTCAGGTGAATATGTATATGAAGAAATAATTACTGGGCCTAATGGAAGTAGTTATACTATTCCAAGAGGTGCTCATATGCTGAAAGTTGAGGACGTAACAGGTGGAAGTAGCCTTATTGAGGTGTATGTTGAAATTACATCTGAAGCTCAAGGTACAGTGGATATGAGTGATGGTATCGGAGCTGACCCATCGTAATAAAGAAAATGATTATGAGCCCTTCGGGGCTCTCAATCTAACAAAGGAGAAATTATGGCAAAGAGTTTTTATTCACCTTATTCGACAGTCATGGATACCGCTTTAGACGAAGTAGAAGGCGTTATTGACTATGTTAAATGTACTGGTGGCGCAGGTGCAGGAACAGCAGTAATTACTATGACTGATAATCATGGCAATACAAACGCACTAAAGGTTAAGACCGGTGATAGCCTATATGGCCCATTCACAAAGGCAGTGTATACGACAATAGAAACTGATATGGTCGTATCAGTCCATGAACGTTCAAAAATCATAACAAGTTAGGAGA